TTGTCGTAAGCTGCTTTGATTGGTTTCCTGGCCTCTAAATATGGCTGTCTCTCTACTCTCAATCGTTCTCTATGACGCCAATAAAAGTCCCGTCTCCAAGCTCTGACCTGTTCTGGGTTTTCCTTCTGTCGCTTACGTGTAGCTCGTCGCTCATTCCTCAAAGCACGCTGGTAATTCTTGGCCCTCCATAGTTTAGAATAGCGGCGGCTCCATGCGCGTTTATCGTCGATATTTTTGTAAGGCATTTCTTCTTCTATTCTATGAACCCAGATGGAATAACCGTTCCGGTATGATTGATGTGCCACTGAAGCTTGTCCAGATCCGCTACCGGCACATCCTGCGCATTGCACGTGGACTCGCCCCGGTACATGTAGGGCTCATATGCTGGTGTTCCCCATCGGTCCGCTTCCCGAGACTCACAACCAATGACCGATACGTGCGTCAACGTCTGCGATTCCTTGAACGCCTGCTTGGCGCCCTCCGACCAAGCATGGTTTAATTCCGTCCGAGCTATCGTCAGCGCCCGGTTCGCCTGTATCTTTGGCAGCTTTGTCCGAATCATCTTCACCGTATCCACCACGCTCAATTGTTCATTCACCGCAGTCTTAAGAATCGTCTCCAATCGCTTGCGCGTCGTATCGCTAATGTTTGTGATCCGCGATGCCAGTTGCCGCGCTCGCCGCTGAAACGCTGGATTATTTCGCACCTCAGTCGTCTGCGCCAACAACGCCGAGGTCTTGCTGTAACCCTGCGCCAGCGTGGACTGCATCCCTGGCAGAATCTTGGCCGTCACTTTCTCGCCTGTTTCCTTGAGAACCTGATTCAGCACGTCCAGCATCAGGGCCTCATGCGCATGAAGAAATATATCTCCACTCGATAACTCGAATCCCACTTTGACCGAGCGCGTCACAGCCAACGGCGAACGGTTCAAGAACCGTTTCAGCATCTCTTCCATTTGCTCCTTGAAGATCCTGACTGCCACGCGAACGATTTCTGCCTGCTGCTGCCGCTGCGTTATAAGTGCGACCCGGTGCATGGTCATGATCATGGAGTGACCGAAGATCCTGAAGGTGTGCGCACGCCAGCCGTCCTTGGGAATATGAAGCGCCTTGCCGCCTACCACTCCCAGGAATCGAATGCTATTCAGCCGGTGAACCATTGGCTCGCGGCGGTGCCAAAGAGGTTTGGAGAAACCTTTGCACGATGGCCCGCGTCTGATCCTGCGTCGCGTCCTGATTTCCGATGCCAGCTAACTCGAACGGCACGAGACCAGCATTGATGAAGTGCTGATCAAAAAGCGGATCGTCGATTCGCTCCAGCCCGAGAAGTTCCCGGATATCATTCGGCGATGCCACGCCACGATCAAACCATGGCACATAATTTGTCGTGATGTTCTCAACATCAATCAGGCCAGCCAACTCGAATGCCAACGTCAAGTTCTGGCCGAAACCATTAACCAAATCGCTTTGAAGCGTGTCGCTGAGGATCTTGATGTTTGGCTTTACCGTGTAGCGTCTAAACCGCAAGTCATCCTGGCGTCCGGTATCCCGATTCGCAGCCTTGTCCAGACCTGCTACCGTCAGCGGAATGCCGTGCAATTGAAATATGCTTTCAAGATTGAACCGGCTCGCCTCCAAGTTCTCCATCTCCTGCGCCGTCATGCCCAATGCATGAAAGCTCCAGTCCCCCGTCAGAAATGCCATCTTGCCGCTGTTATCACTCCCGCCGTATTCCTTTTTCCATCGTGCCTTGACTTGATCAAATGCTACCTGGTCCGTAATGTTCTCCTTGCAGACCAGGATGCCGGCCGGAGAAGCACCATTTTTCCAGAACTGCTGTGACCATTTCGACCGATTGATATTTTCGTGAAACAAATCCTCCGCTGCCTCAATGTCTCCAAGTCCATAATAATCGTTGTCTGGATGCGGATTACGAAAGTGAATCACCTCATTGACTTCATACGGCACGTCCACGCCATTGATACGATACACATAGCCCACGATTCCTTCACGCGGGTCTAGCACGATCTTGACCCGTTTCGGATTCAGCGTGTAAAGCGCACGAGGCCGCTCGCCGTTAGTGTTCGCTTGGTCCTTGGCCCAATAGGAATTCCCGGTCAGTTTGATGTGAAACACGAACTTGTAAAACATCTCCGCGATAGTCTCGAACGGGTTCGGATTCGCCAGTAGCTTGCCGACTTCCGAAACCTCCACTTCTTGGCCTCCCGGACGCATCAGCTTATACGGCGTGTCCATCAATACTTTGCCGATCAGATCACAGGACTTGAAGCTGGCCCATACCTTTTTGCTGCCAACCTTCAGGTAATCTTCATAAGTCGCGAACTTGGATATCTCCAGCCCACGCGCCAGCAACCCTCCAAACATCTCCTCAATGCGTGTGACCTTAGCTCCGCGACGCACCAGAGCCCGGCTTCTGGTTACAAGGGCTTTGAGACGTTCAAACATTGGTTATGTTGTGTCTCAATAAAAACAGCTTCTGTCCAGACAACAAAAAGACCCCGCCGTACAACAGCAGGGTCTTTCACATGAAACGGTTAACCAGATTTATGCGGCTGGCGTGTTCGCTTCAACGGCGGCGGCCAAAGCATTCGTATCTTCGCCGAGCGACGTCGCCAGCGCTTTCATTTCGGCCACCTGCGCAGACGTCGCGCCTCCCGCAAGGGCCGCTGCTACGGCCGCTTCAATCCGCGCCACAATACCATTCAACAATGCGATGGCGCTTTGGTCCACCGCTTTGTTACGCTCCACTTCAGCGCGGAGCTTTTCCAGGGTCTCTACTGCCATATGCTTTTCCTTTGTTTTATTTGTTTTTGTCCACCGCGGCTTGAAGGGCGTCAGTCGATGCCCCCAAATCTTGCGTAGCATCCTTGATAGCTGTCTCTGAATCCGTGCCAAGACCAATGGCTTTGAGCAACCGTGCCTCAACATCAAACAAATCTTTCCGTGTTGCCGTATTCTGATGGCTCTTAAGCCACGCAGTTTGTTCCGCTACATTCGCGGCGAGCTTCGCAATCGCTTCGGCCAGCGTATCCGGTTTGTCAGGTTTTGGCATCCACCACAACATATGCCAACGTTCCCCCCAAGTTGTCAAGTGGTCAAGCCAAGAGAATGGCGCGCCCCTTGGAAAGAATTGCGTAGGCACCTGATACTGCATCAACACAATCATCATGATCCGAGTTCGGAAAGTCGTCGCACTCATCGAAAAATTCTCCATTCCACGGTCCACGGACACAATGAATCAATCCATCATCCAATCGTGAACCCCACATGCTAGCCCGCATTTCTTTTGAGCCCTCTGGTTTATCTTCTTTAACGATGCGATTAGCCATCTGTTTATCAGCTTGAATATCTTGGAAATATCCAAGCTGCGTGCCGTTGGATTCGATGGCGCAAATGACATTCGGCGGATCCACGTCCTGAGCGATGCGAACTATCTCCGGCTTGTTCTTTGGCCACCGGCCACGAAGCCGTTTGATGTCCAGAATATAAAAGTTGCCGACTGCATCTTTGCCAACCTTAGCACCGGCCAAATAATCTGCTCCTTGTTTCTCGGAGAACGCCAAGTCCCATCGGCGCACGATGCTGACCAGTTCCGGCACGGCGGCAAGATCAAGCATCTTCAGCTTGGTGCTATCCAAAAGCATCTCGTCCACGTCGCGCGGGTTACCCATAAACTTTGCATTCCAAGCGCGTGTGCCGATGCCTCTTTTGATCTTTTCAAGCTCATTGACCGGCCACCGCTCAGGCCACAACGCATTGCCGTCCTTATCTGTTGCCGGAAGATGAAGTGTTTCCCACTTCTCACCCTGCCCTGATGCACTAGCCTTCAATAGTCGCCCTGCTAAATCGTCTTTGTGCCACCGAGACATCACCAGCACCATCGCTCCATTCGGTTCCAGTCGATCTCGTAACGTATTCTGATACCACGTCCAGACCGCGTTGCGCTGCGTGCTGCTGAACGCAACCTTTTCATCTGATATCGGATCGTCGATGATAATCAGTTGCCCGCCTTTGCCCGTAATCGCGCCGCCTGTTCCTACCGCGCGGCATGAGGACCGATAGCCGCCCGACAAAAGCCATTCGGATACGCCCGCTACATCATCACGCACGCGCACAGCCGGAAATAGTTCATGATACATCTCATTCGTGATGATCATGTCCCGGACATTACGGCTAAACCCCTCAGACAAACTGATTGTGTGCGTTGCCAGGATTACGCTTTGGTCTGGATGCTGACTGAGATACCACGCTGGGAATTTCTCCGATACAAGCGAACTCTTCCAATGCTTCGGCGGGGTCGTAATAAATAGCCGCTTGATCTCGCCGCGCTCAACAGCTTCGAGCTTGTCAGCTATCTGACGCAAATGCGCCGCCCTGTATTGCTCCACTGCCTTGGGGTCAACTCGCTTGCAGAACTCTATCAGGTCTTCGCGGCAAAGCCTCAGCCTCAGTTCACGCAGCACAGCACGGCGCTCATTCTCCGTTCCGAGTTTCGCCAATTGTGCCGCCAGTGCCATCGCTCACAGTATCTTCCAACGCTCCTATCAAAGCTAGCAGCCGTTTCTTTGGCACGCGCGGCTCTAGTGTCTTGTCTTCGGTCTGAATCGGCCCGCCGTCCGGTCCGCTAATTACTGTCTTTTTCGGCGAGTCCAGTCCGAGCAATTCGTCTTTTCTTTGGCACGCACGAATCTTGTCGCCCGGCTTCGCATCCGCCGCTCGCATCATGGATTCGTAGAACGCTAGCGACTCGCAGCGATGCTGGTCTTTCGACTTGTTCAGCCGCGTCATGAGCCTCGCGCGCGCGCGTGCGGTATATTCGTCAGCCGTCCTCGAATGGATTCCGAACTCCTTCGCCATCGCTGTGTGAATCTCGTGCTTGCGGGCGCCACGTGACAGCAATAGTTCAACGGCTGTAATGCGCCGTTCGACTTCATCGGCATTGGGCTTGAATGACGGCTTTTTGTGGCCCTTCTTGATACGTGGTGGCTTGCTGGGCTTCGGTTTCATGCTTTGCTTTCCAGAAACCGGCCGTGGCCAGCGAGAATCGTCCCATCCTTTATAACTACGACATTGCGGTAAAATCCGTGCTCTTTGATGCTCTGAATCAGATGCTTTAGCTGGTCATCTGAATGCGTGCGATAGTTGCGGGGATGCGGCTTGAGGTCTGTAAGAGAAGCCTGCTCGGTTGCAAAGGTCTTCTTAGCCTTCTCTTTCACGACTCCGCTCCGATGCCAGATGCTCTGAAAGCCTTCTTGACCTCACCCGAAATATACTTCGCTCGATATCGGGCATCCCACTTCAGCCTTACAGCATGCAGCCACTTGCTCCAACGCTTCTGATTCCGCCACGGGTCTTCAGCACAGATCACAACCGGGGGATGCGTGAAGCTCATCACCCAGAGCCAGCACGTTCCGGTGAGCAGAATCTGAAGCCGATCCTTCCATGAGACTTGCCACTTGCTGATGTAACCGTCCTCGTAGCGGCAAGCATGGAGATCGTAACAATCATCCTCCATGCCCTGCGGAGCTTTCAGAACGATATTAGCCTGCTTGAAGTGGACACCTTTCATGCTTTCAGCGCGGCTTTCTGGTTGTCATGAAGCACCTTCAGCAGCCAGTCCA